ATTTCGTTAGTGCCCAATAGTGCCATAGAAGCCCGGAGACTCTCAACATTGCGCTCCGAATTAGTCTTATCCTTATCACGCTTCCGATAAGGTTCATCATCCCAGCGCTCCTGATTCAGCCAGGTAGTCGCTAAAGGGGTAAAGTCATCGGGTCTCCACGGATCGTCAGCAAACGTTCTAACCTTCTTTAGCAGGTCATCCGGTTCAATCTTGCTCAAAGCGTTTTCGTATGCCTTGGCTGCTGCGCCTTTGCCTCGTTTCCGAGGATACGCATCCCAAAAATCATTGAATAGCGTCTGAATCTCGTCTGCACTTCTATCAGATGTTCTTCTAGTTTGATGTTCTTCTATTGGAATAGTCTTCTTTGGTGGCTTGATAGCCTTGACAGGTTCAGCCTTAGCAGGTTCAGCCTTGCAAGGTTTCTGGGTCACCCCCTCCGGGTCTCTCGTGATGTAATCGTAACCAGCCAAATGCCCGCGATCATCATGAACCTGCTTCTCCGAGCGCTCCAAGTAGCCGTTAGCCAACAGCTCATCGATGATGCGTTTGACCTTGTCCCTGCCGATGCTGTTACGCGCTGCTAGGAATTTGATGGATAGGTTCCATCCTGGACGGTGGCTCATAATCTGTGCAAGAAGACCGCGAGCTTCTAGGCTCAAGCGATTGTCGCGCACCCAGTCATTAGGTATCTGCGTGAAATGGTCATCGAAGGCGTGGTGCCCTCTAATAAGTGCCATTAGGTGTCCTATCTACCGGCTAAGCCCTGGTAGCATTGGACTAGCCGATGGTCTTGTCATCGGTTTCTGTGGGGGTCAGTCTGTATCGGCTGGCCCTCACTCTATTATACGTCTAAAACTGCTCCCGAATCTCTACCCTCACCCTAGTACCATCCGGCAACAGACGCCACCACCCAAACCCTGGAGCATCAAACACCGGCCTCCCCGTGTCCTCCCACACCGGCAACTTATGCCCCCACAATCGGGCCTCCGCAGCCACCCGAGCCACACCCTCCATCTCCCCGTTATAGATCGCGCACACCATCATCAAGTTGTCCAGCGTGTCCAAAAGCTTCGACCCACCCATCCCCCGATTCTTACGATGATGCACCACCAGCTCATCCGTCCGCCCACAATGCCAACAGTGATCGTCCCTCATAAGAATCAGTTTCCGCAATTTCACCGTGATAGCCATACCCCTATTGTACAAATGGGAGCGCCTAACCTGTACAAAACGACCGACCCATCACCTTTAGGGCACATAAAATAGAAATGTCACACTTTCACTACGGTTTTATGACATGTCAGCGTTCACCGACAATCAACAAATGTCGGCGTTCAACGACACCTCCAACCGTTCACTCATACCCACATGTGCATACAGTTAGCAGGATCAGTGTACAAAATGTAAACGCTGGAGCCTAAATTTGTAAACGCTGCGCACCCTCCACCACGACGAAGCCGAAGGAGTCTGCAATTTGTATGCGCTCGAACGGACATACTTTACCGTTTTACCGCCCCAAACTTTACTCCACACACACTAATATGCTCGAACGGACAGAACCCACAACCGTGTTTATATCGAAGGGTATATCCCGGTTTATATAAAGCTATTTTATGTCAGGCTGACTGAGTGAATCGAGCCATGCCAGAAAGTCCTCCTCCGACATGCCCTCCTCATCCTCCATCACAGCGGTCACAGCTTCATCTCCGCCTGCAACGGCACAAAATCTTTATAGAAACCGCCACAACGCAAACACTTAAACCCCGCAGCCACATCCGCCCGAGTCAACCCCGCCGTCGCACCACAACGCCCACAAATCTTATGCACCAGCTCAAGAGTTTGCGTCATCAAACAGCCCCTTCATTTTACGGTTGTACCTTTCCCGCACATGGGCCCAAGCCTCGCCCCGCACTTCATCAAAAGTATTGTCGTTGCCACGCTCTGCGTCAGACTGAAGCAAATATAGTGTCAGCTTCTCTAACCAAAAGTCGAAAGTACGGTCAGCAAACCGAGCCTTATACCCACCCTCAGACTTCATATAGTTGTCGTACGCCTCCCCGCAAGCGTGATAAAGCGACGCCCCCAGCGCATCCCACTCCTGATTGCCCATACCAGCGGGCCTCCCAATAACGTCCATCACAGCTTCATCTCCGCCTGCATAATCTTCGACATAGTGGCCTGCGCCATAATCTCCGACTCGATCGTCCGCAACTTCATACGAATACGATTCACCTGAGCCTTAGCCAAATCTCTTTCAAAACGAAGCTCCGAACACGCAAGCTTCGCCTGCGCCTGCCTCTCAGCAACCGACCCTGCACCTGATATAAACGCGTGAGCCTCCGCTTTGTCCAAATCAGACTCAGCTCTAGCCAAAACAATCTCATTCTCATATAACGCCTCCACCCCTTGCCTGTTCATGGCTGTCAACCGTTGCAATTCCTCCACGATGTTCGATGCTGTCACAAAGCATCACCAACCTTTCACAATAAATTCGTTTCCAAAACTCCACATCCACACCCGAAACAAGTGCCGCCTGATAAGCCTCACTTATCTCCCTCAGACTCCCCAACAACACTGACCTGTTCCGCACGCGCCTTCACTTTCGCTAACACTGCACCCGTCGCACCCGTCGCGGACGCTTCAGCCCATAATAACCGCAACGCATCAACATCCGTCAACAATGCTGCCTCTGCCACCCAGTCGCGTCTCCCTGTTTTTGGTTCAGCTCTGTGCACTTTTTCCATCTCCTCACGAGAAGGTCGCTTAGCACCCGTAAACTCTCCACCAAGGTCAGCCAAAGCACGACCGATAGCCGACGTCGCACAATTCTCGACCATGCTCACACGGTTCACAGGGGAGGAGTCAATGCGCTCCTCCGCGAAGTCCACGGTCACAGGACGCACATCGTCACGATCTAAATACACTTCCGCCTTGATCACAACCTGCTCCGGTGAAAAATGCATTAGCTCAGTGTGCAAACGCCCGTCCGGGTACTTCACCCAGAAAGCGTCAATCCGTTCCGCCACCGTACTGTACTGCGTTAAATCAAAGCGAGCCATAATTATCCTCCAAATAGTTTTCGATTATTAGAGCCGCAATATGTCCAGGATCAACCCGCGACTCATTAGCGGCACGCAACAGCACCACATAAATTTCCGACTCAACGGAAACCGTCATGCTTACCTCAGCCATTTTCTACCCTCTCCCACAGCCTGTTAGCTGTATCTATTAGCGCTGCAATCATTTCCTCGTCACGCTCAATCATCACCACGCGAGGCTCAAACCAGCCAGGAACAAACATTGGCCCCGCAGCAGTATCCCGTTGCTCCCGCAACATCCACGCAAACACGCAAGACGAAGCACCCGTCACATGTAGCTGCCACTGCACTTGCCTCACATATTGCACGGGGATCCGTTCCGGGTTCCAATCCTTCCCCGTGGTCTTCACCTCACTAATAACCGTGTGGTCCAACAACAACCCATCCGGTGTTGCTAGGTGAGTCGGATTTTCACTAGCCCGAATCAACCACTCATTTGGCATAACCCCATAACCGTCTTTCAACATCATCGAAATCGGGCCTTCCCAGTCACGCCCAAACTTCATATACGGGTTATCAATGTCCACAAAATCTGCACGATACTCCTCAACAGCCTGCTCAAACCCACCCGGCCCCGAAGCAGCCCGAGAGACTTGCGTAGCCGTCACACCACCCCTGCGAGCCTCCAACCAGCCCGGCTTAGACATCGCCTTATTTGCTACAAACCTGTCAGGGGAAATCAATTCTGCCCCCAACGGTGATGGGCAATAACAAGCGCCTCATCCCACAACTCATCCGACACGTTCTCATGCACCAGGTCGAGGGCTTTTTTTGACCGCTGCCACACCGCCCCATTATCTGAATACGCGTCAGACCAATGCTCTAAAATCAGTTCAGCAATCCGATAAGCATCCATACTTACAACATTGTCATTCACTAGAAACCTCCCTTAGAATTAGCTTATGACCAACACCCGACAATCCCTTATCGAGCAATGGTTGCACGTTCTCACCGCAAACGGCGGGGCCGAATGCGAGGACGTGCCGGAAATATTCTTCCCCGAGGACTACCCCGACAAACACACCAGGGAATATGCGATCAGGACTGCCAAAACAATTTGTGCTGCCTGCCCAATCCGGCTTGAGTGTTTCGCCTACGCGGTCGAAGCGAAAGAACCCTTCGGCATATGGGCTGGCACTCTCCCCCACGAACGCTAACCGTCCTCGCCGTCAAACCCGGCAACCATGTCATGCAACCCGTTCAAGTGTGCCCGCAAATAGTAAACCTGGTCACGCGTCAAACACAGTGTTCCAGGTTCCTCCAACTGCCACACGTCATCCTTCAACGTCACACACACATCCCTACCATCCGTACGCAAATCCATCATCGTCTTCCCCTTAGTAATAGTTGGTAGGAAGCCCACGCCACCAGACCCAACCCAAGAATCGTCGAACCAGTCACCACAGTAAACGGGTTGATAACACCAGGACCAAGCAAGAACACAGCCCCGACCGCTAACAACACCCACCAGCGGGTCACAGGTTCACCAACACAATGCCAATGGAAATCCAGATTGACACTGCAATCATCAACCAACCGACCACAGACATGCGAGACCGCTTCGGTCCCCGTAACGTCCGACGTGATACCTGCAACGCAACATGCTGGGATGCAGGCACAGGTGATGGAATTTCCACCCCCTCCCGCTCCCACAACACAAGCGCCCTTTTCAACAACACTTCGTTAGTAAGGATTCGCCAACGCTCCTCCGGGTACAACAAATGCCGGTGCGCGTGATCCCATGCCACAATCTCCCGCAACTCGTTATCGTGAATTTCTGACAGCTCAATCTCTAGGTTCTTGTAGTAGCCCATAATGTTCCACCTTTCGTTTGGGTTGTTTCCAAGATAAGGGTGACGGGCTTTTCACGCAAGCATTGAAATGTAACAATTTGGTCACGCCAAACCCTCAACCCATACCCTAGACTTAACATATGTTCAACTATGACCGCATTGACTACTCAGAAATGAGTGTGGAACAGCTCGGCAACATACGCGACTTTGCGTTACTCAAGCTAGAAGCCGTCTCAGAAGCCCTCAGAGGCTCTGTAAGGGACGAACACGAAGCCGGGGAAGATATACCCGCCCTTGCAAAGAAAGCCGGTGTGAGCCGTCAAACAATAACGGCCTGGCTTAAATAAGAAACTCCCCGCCAGGTAAGTGACGGGGAGCTACCTAACAAAGTTTACTCGCAGGACTCGCAGATAGTCAATTCTGCAGGATCCATGGGCACATACCACTCGCCCACCTTCTCAATGCTGTCCCGGTCCACTACTCGCCCGTCTTATCGTAGGTAAGAACGCTGGTCAGGAGAGACATGACACCGGCGAGCGCAGCCACCGAAGCAACCTGCACCCAATCCACATCAAGCAACCCAATCGCGCCAATACCGATAGTAGCCAGCGCCACCTGCGCAACCGTTTTCACTGCACGCTCACCCGCAAAAGCCCAATACAACTTAACCTTCTCCATCATGCTCCTCCTCTATTACCTGCTTCGACCTATCTTCCCACGCTGCCCCAAAAATGTAGGACGTAAGAATCAACGTGATAAGGGCAACACCGCCCGTCACCAAATCTCCTGCACCCAACTTGTCCTGCCACACTGCGATCACTGCGGACACAACCATGCCGAAGCCGAGAGCGAAGGCTGTGAAAATGTATCGTCTGCGAATAGTCCAGGAGTTTTTCATCGGGTCATCACCGCAATCAACGGGGACACAATGGCTGCCAAGAAACCGAACCCGCCGATAGCCTGCCACATCCGCATCTCAAGTTTCCTAATGCGGACCTCATGGTCCTCAATCTTTGACTCAGTGTCAGGCAGGGAGTTAGCAATTTTCTCAAGGAGCTTCCCTTGGCGTTGGACCTCCTGATAAATGTCGCGCATAGACACCTTCACACCAGCGGTCTCTAAATGTTCATCGGTCACAGTGAACCCTCATTTAGTTTCCGTTGCAGGGTAGACCAAGTGTCGCGCCCCCACACACCATCAACCGTCACACCCAGTTTCTTCTGCACGGCCCTGCGAGTCACATCGTTCAGGGTTCCAGTCCTGGGAACTCCGGTCCACAGCTGTATCGCCCGATAAGTCATCTGACCTGGGATACCGTCAATCCTGCCCTGATAGAACCCCTTACCCTGCAACCATGTCTGCCACGCCGTCCAAGAGTTTCTGCCCGGTCTGCCATCAACTCGCAACACAGAGACTGCAGCGTTCCCATTGAGCCAAGGTGTCGGGTCCACAGCACTTGACTGTGCCCTTCGAAGACGAACCTCAAAATGTAAATGGTTCCCTGTCGAAGCCCCAGTAGTCCCACTGGTGAAGATAGGATATCCAGCCTCTACACGTTGCCCAACCTTCAGCCCGGAGCGTGCCTTGCCATGGAAATAAGACGTGTGCACTTGCCCATGGTCAATGG